GCTGTTTTGTCTTCCCGCGTTGCTTCCATCTCAAAAAGGGCCTCGCATTTCAGCGGGAACTTGTCGGCATGGGGAACCCACTTTTCAAACTCGGTTGCATCGCCGAATTTGAACGGACGGGTGACGCGACCGATGGAACGACCCGCGCCGTTTTCTTTCAGATCGACTTCCATGTGGAAAGTGGTGGACGAGAAGGCTTTGCCCTCAAACGTGCCGCTGGATTCTTTGCACGCGTGCAAGATGGTTTCAGCTTTGAATTGCATTTGATTTACTCCAGGCCAGGATTAAGCGAATGCATGGGGAAGGCCAGCCCCCTGCCTGCTGTTGAACACGTTGGAGAGGGCTAGACGACGCTCGCTCTCTGAGAATTTGGACATACGGCCGGGAAGTTGTTCAGTGCGGAAAAGGTCAAGCACCATATCTGGAGCCTCCCGCACCATGAGGGCCGCAGTAGGAAGAGCAACGTTCATAAACCACCGGAATGAGCGAGTAGCCTCAGCCTGAACCGTTTGTTCTTCAAGGCGTTTTTTGCACTTCACAGGCTCAGGCAATGGGGTTTCTTGAGCCTGATAGACCTTGAAGGCGTGCCACTCGCTAGCACCTGCGAAAAAATCAGAAGGGCGACGGAGAAGGTCGGTCGAGAGAACACGCAGCTTGTTGCCGTAACGAAGTTCGATGCGATCCCAGGGGTTAGCAGCTTCCACGCCGAAAAGCTGATCGCCCTTCTGGTAGACGTTGGTCTGCTTACCTGCTTCCTTGGAGCCAAAGTAAAAGGAGCGGCCCTGACCATGAACCCAATCGCCGATCTGGTTGCATTTGGGCTGCTTGCCATTGACATTGCAAAGGCCCTCGGAGTAGTCAGACAGAACGCTTGAGAAGCCACCAGGGAGGCCGTCAAAGAAATCTAGAGCGAGGTCGGCGCGGGTAATGTCACCGCTGAACTGATCGATGTAATCAGCCATCTTGTGACGCCAGCCGAAGGCACCAAAAGTACAAGCGAGGCCGTACAAATTGACGTGAATAGTCCGGCTTTGCGCCTGCTGACGGGGAGAGGAAGAAGAAGACAGGAAACCAACCCAGCCGCACTCAATTTCGTTACGAACGATAGACCAGCGGAACTTGTAAAAATCGTGGCCTTTACGAACCTCAACCGCAACGGAAAAACCCTCGCCAAGCATCACGGCGACGTCATCGGCTACGCCGAATGCCTCGACAGCTGCAGAACGCTCGTCAGGCTTGAAAGACAAGCCAGCACCGCCTGCGACCTCGCAATCGGGCATAGAGGCGATCAGAGAGGAAAGGCGAGCCCCCCGTGTGGATTCGTGCCACTGGTTGTCGTGAACGGGGAACAGCAGATCGGCAGAGGCAACGGGCGCAGCGCGACGCGGCAAGGTAAAACGGAGCCAGTCAACGTGAACCGGTGCGGCGTACTGTTGGCGGTCCGCCTGCAAACGCACCTTGATGGTGTTCCCGTCCAGAACGAGCTGCGCAGGACGGGTCACGACCGGACCTCCTGGGCGGTGTCGGCGGTGGAACATTTGTTCTCCCCGTGATTACCAACGGGGCCAGCCGAGAGAGAAAGTGTGTCGAGCAAGCCCGCCGCCGCCGCGCTGCGCTTGCCGTCGGCGGCGTGCTTGCTGAAAAGAGGAAGGTTCAGGAAAAGCGCAATGGACAACCAAGAGCCATGGTTGGCTTTATCGTGCAAAGCGAGCGTTTGTCCTGTCCAAGTACGAACGGAAGGCTTGTGCGCGATTCTGGAGGCGTTTACAGTCATAGTCCTGGGGTGCGGTACTACTCAAAAACGAGTGGGGCGATACTAACCCAAAAAAGGAACCGTACAATGCAAAGTACATTAGTACAAACCCTACTTGACAAGGCGAAGGAAAACACGTCTAGCGACTACAAAACCGCTAAGGCACTAGGAATCACGAGCCAACTGTCAACTTAAAAACGCAGAAACGCAGAAGGCCCCGAGGGGCCTTTTTTTTGGTCTGTAGCAGGGTAACACGCTACGGCTACGGGTGGACAGCTCGCACTCCGCACTGAGGCACTACGCACTGAGGCATAAAAAAATAGGCACTACGTGTCCGATTTTTTTAAGTCCACAGTGCTACGTGTCCACAGTGCTACGTGTCTACGCTGGCCACCCTACGCCTACGCTTTTAGCTTTGCCGTGATGACGACCAGAACGCATAGACCTGATCCAGCTAGACCCGCTACGCGGGTATGGGGCCTTTCGGCCGGAACTTTTCACGCGAACGGCGTACACCCTGACGCCTAACCGGTCCGAGTACATCGCTATTCCTACGGAAGTCTGCCCCAGGCATCGGCAATCCGTGCCCGGTGTTCATAAACCTGCGGTTTACAAAGCTTCCGGTCACTCCATGCCGCTGCCTGGGGCCGCCATCCTACGGGCGATGAACTCAGACGGTACGGCGGCAGGGCAAAGGGCAAAACCTGTTGCGGAGAAAAGAAACCCCTTGAAGGGCTCCGAATCTAGACGCCCGGTGGATGGAGTAAGAACCATGATTGCAAAGAATTTCAGGAAGTACCCCGAAGCAATGGCGATGCAGCTTGTGCTGGCGTTTGGCCGTCCCGTGTGGAACACCAGCCGCCCGACAACGCGAATCGGCCGAGCACTACGCCTGGGTAAAGCCGCGATTGTGAAAGCGACACCGCAGCTGGTGGCCTGGGTGAAAGTTGCCACGCCTGAATGGTTCAAAGCACAAGCGAAACGCGCAAAGGCCCTGGCAGCCCTGGTGCGTGACTCAATCGATTGTTTCACCTGGGAACTGGTGGAAATCAAAGAACCAAAACCCCTTGAAGGAGTGGAAAAGCTAATGGCAGAAGCTGTAAATTGCAAGCGGGAATACAGCCACACATTTTGCCCGATCACCTCAGTAATGAAACGGCCGCATTGGGGCGAACGATGGATACACGGCCGAATGGGGACAATTTTTTCAATTACGCGGAATCACAATTACCGCGAGAATTTTTAACCAAAGGAGAAACTATGAACAGAGCTTATGTTTTCGCGTTCCGACAATTCAAGAATGACGGAGAACAAAAGTATTATTCAGAGCAAACATGCAGTGTAGACCGACTGAATGCGGCTGTGAGACATGCGCGAAAAATAGACGCAGAATTTACTTTCTATTGCGTGCAATTAGACAATGAAACATACGAATTGCAGAAAACACTGGACACGACAAATTTCAAATTGTTTAGGAAACACGGATATGGTCTGCCAGCGAAAGCGTAACCCATGAAAAAACCGCCCTAGGGCGGTTTTTTTACGCTGGGTTGCGCATGGAGCGCAAAACCTCGCCGTCATGGCTCGCCCTGGCACGGTCTGGAGGATCAAGTATCAAGGAGAGGGCCGAGCCATCGCCGGACATGAGGCCAGCGCACAGACCCACGTCAGGCTCAACGGGGAGGCCACCAGCGAAGCAGCCGCAGCGGTCACGCATGACGATGCAGCCGACGCCCTCAGCCTGGGCTTGAGCGGGTGGAAGGTCAAAAACGGGTAAAGGCTCAGAAGAGACAGTAGGGTCCTCCGTGTCTGCCGCAGGTTGTTCCTGAACAATCAAAGACGCAGGGGGAGGATCAGACTTGGACGCATCGAAGCGGGAAGAGATACGGCCGTATGCGAGAGAACCAAAAGCGGCCAGGGCCACCAGGGCAACGGGGAGCAGATAAACGAGAGCGGGTAAGCGGCTTTTCGTTTTTGTGTGAGCGATGGCGGAGCGGTAAAGGTCATGCACAGCCTTAGGCCTACGCCACACGCCGGAATGCACGCAGGACTTGTATGCCTTGGTGTTTTCGGAGCAGGAATCCCACTCGTACCGGTAGCAGTAAGAGTCAGTGAGGCGCCGGAGGTGAATATGTTGGTTCACCAGCTTACGCACGTTGGAATCAACGAGGCCGGGGTGCTGGGTGATGACGATGATGTCTAGACCGAGATGGCCATGCGTTTCAATCGCAGCAATCGCAGGAGGCACAGACGTGCCGAGCGTGCGAGGACGCCAAACTTCTTGCACCTCATCGAAAACAATAACGTCCCCAGGCTTACACCAAGTATTCCAGGTTTGGAGCTCAGAAGCGCCGATACGCTCATGCGGGAGTATCAAGCCTTCGATATTGGAGAGAACGCGACGCTGGTGCGTCACACCATCCACGTCGGTAACAGAGGCACCGATGACAGGGCGTATGAGTTCCCAGACTGTGTACGCGGTTTTGCCGGTACGGGGAGTGCCAGTGATGAGCGTGAACATTTCAACCCCCGACGCCTAGAATTTTGGTACCTTGCTGAATTTGCCAGAGGGCTAGCCGTGTGGCGATCGCACCGAAGATGATCCCCAACGCCGTGCCGACGCCAGCCAGAAGAGCCATTTGTAGGCCAGCCGCATGGACAACACCAAACTGGGCCATGAGCATGGCTTTGAGTTGGGAAAGAACGAGGTCCACGCCCGTGATAGTGACCACCTGAAAGCCGAGAGCAAGCAGGACGCGAGCAGTCAGAGGGGCCATGAGGCCAGCAAGCCAAGCACCAGCACCCATCACAGACCCCCAGCAATAAGACGACCAGCCGCAAAGCGGAGAAGCCGTGGAGATACAGGACGAAAGCCGGACAGATGGCAAGCAAACACCGCACGGCTTGCCCTATAACCGCTGAAGGAGAGGATGAAAAGGCGGAAAAGGTCAGCCATCAAACACCC